GGCGCCGAGCGGGTGGCGAGCTAAGGCGGTACAAATGAGTGTAAAGGACGATATAGCCCTCATCCGGGCGGCGCTCGCCGAACACAACCAACGGTGGGACCGGGACCGGGGGTTAATGAGACGGCTGCGTGCGCTGTACGATACCGAGTTCTGGCGCTCCCATAAGGGTGAGGTCTTCGGCGAACACAGTATCCGGGTCGAAACATCCGACGCATACTCATACATAGAAGCATACGTCGCGGCGCTGTTTACTCGGTCGCCGTCGGTGGTGGTAGCACACGATAGTAGCGCCGTCGGCGATCCGGCTATCGCCGGTGCTACGGTCAATAGCTGGTTGCACCGTCAGCGCGCCGAGCTGGAACGAGCAACGCGCCTCGCTCTTATCTATCCCTGGGCCGGTCTGAAACTGGCAGCTCAAGAAAGTGAGGACCTGGTCAACCGCGTGGCGCTCCGAGCTGTGCCTCCGTGGGAATGTATCGTCGATCTGGACGCCGAGCGTTGGCAAGATGCCCGGTACGTCGGGCATACTTACTATCTGCCCATCGCCGAGGCGCGGCGGCTCTATGGGTCTCGAGACTTCAAGCCAGTGGCTAAATCGTTCTACTTCAATCCGTCGGGGTCGTCGCCGAGTGGGAGCGCGCCGAGGGCCGGCGCCGAGGTGCCGTCGTCGCATCTGTACGTGAAAATTGTCGAGCTGTGGGATCTTGAGTCTGACCGCTTTCTCGCCTGGTCTCCGGATCTCGCCGAGGGTGAGAAGCTGCTCAAGCGTATTGAGATACCCCTCCTCGATTACGATGGACGGCCGTTGCCTACTCTCGTCCCGCTCATGTATGCGACTAAACCGGACCGTCCGCTCGAGGGATACTCGACACTGTCGCGAGTCTATGATCAGTTCGTCGAAAAAAACGTATTCCGGTCCTTCATCGCCAACGCGTGCCGCCGAGACTCTCGCCAGTTCATCGCCCGTAAAGATGCGTTCAACGCCGAGGAGATGGCGAAACTAACCAGCGGAATAGACGGTGCTATCGCCGAAACTGAGTCGACCGATCCCCTCGGCGCGCTGCTGGCGCCGGTGCCTAACCCCTCGCTGTCGGTGGATTTTGACCGATACCTCGCTCAGATTGACGGGGATCTGAACCGTGCCTCGCTCCTGGCGCCGTTCGTCAAGGGTGAAGCTACGCGGGCAACGGCGACGGAGGTAACGGCGTTAGCTCAGTATTCGGCAAGTGAGATCGGCCGGCTTGCTAGGGAGCGTGATGGTGCAATTGAATTTGTGTCGTCGGTGTATATTCGCATGGTTCACTTGCTCGCCGAGGAGGGGGAGCGCGCCGTCGTTGCCGTCGACGGGTCGCCGAGGGTGGTCCGTCCGGAGGATCTCGACGGGCGCTTCCGGTATGCTGCTCTCGATCAGGCGTCGACGCCTCTCTCCTCGGCGCTCAAGCGTCAACAGGTGCTGGCGCTTCTGCCTGCCTTGCAAGCGGTGGGCGTTCCTCTGGATGCCGTCCGGCGCTACATCGTGCGAGAGTTTGACTTGCCGGAGGACTTCGACGCTCCTCCGGAGGCGCCGGTCGGCGGGTCTATCCGCTCGGCGCCGGCCGATGTGGTCGGGTCGCCGTCGGGCCTCACTCCGGCCGAGCTGCTGGCACAACAGTTACAGAGTGAGGTACAGTGATGGCGGCGCGGCGACTCCTGCTTCTACAATCATCCACCATGTTCATGAGGGGCCGTCGTGCCGATTTATGAATACGCTTGCCAGTGTGGGGCGCTCGCCGAGGACCTGTTCCGCATGAATGAGGCGCCGGATACCATCCCCTGTCCGCGCTGCGCCGGTGACCTGGTCCGACTCGTATCGCTACCGGCGCACACTCCTGGCCGGTGGGGTGACAATACCGGCCGATATGGTGTCAATGGATTTTATGACCGGGGCCTCGGCGCGACCTATCACAACACAATGGAGCGTGAGAAGCTGTGTCGAGACCGGGGCCTCATCCCGCTGCAAGATATGGGCGCTGACTGGTGGGACCGTCGGACGGAAGACCAGCTCGCCGAGAAGCGTAAAGATGAGCGCCTCGCTGAGAAGCTACAAACAACAGCTAAGAAGTACGGCGGCGATATGTCGCGGGCTATCTCTGAGGTAATGCCGGCGCGTGATATCCTGGCCGGGAAAGAGGTGTAAGATGCAGACCCCAGTACAGGCCGAGGCTATGCTCGGCGATGCCATCAAGCGCGCCGAGGAAGTCGACGTCGCCTTCCTCGATTCTCAGCGGCTCGAGGGTGACTTCTCTGAGACCGGAGCTAAGCGCTTGGTCTCTGCGCTCGAGGCGATGCTTCCTCACTTTGACCTGGTCGGCGATGCTGGCAAGGTACAAGGAGAGCTGCTCGAGGAAGGGCGCCTCGGTCCGGATCTGACTCGGAAGCTGTTGTATGTGGTCGACGCGATAAACGACGCCGTCGACGATTCCATCCTCTCTGCCGAGATGGAGTGCGACCTCGAGACCATCCGCCGAGATGAGGACCTTACCTATCTGGCCGGCAAGATTCGCCGAGCTGCATCCGACCGGGGCTTCCGGCGCTGGTTGGAGGAAGAAATCGAGGAAGAGGAAGAGGAGCGCGCCGAGATGATGGCGAGCAAACCAGCCGAGGAAGAGGACGGCGCCGAGGCGCTGTTCATGGCGCGTATGTGACACTGACAAGCAAGGAGCACACATGGAACACGATACGCCGGAGGCCGTCGCCGAGACCGTCGCCGAGGAAGGGGCCGTCGCCGAGACCGTCGCCGAGGAAGAGACCGTCGCCGAGGCGGGGCCGTCTATAGATGACCTGCTCGGCGCCGAGGTTGACGATCCCCTCCTCAACGCTGAACACTCCGGACTGCCGGCATATCAAGACATACTGGCTCGTATTCCGGAGGACGGGCGGCGCCTCATGGGGAATATGCGGGCGGCGTTCACTCGCAAGACTCAAGAGCTGGCCGAGCTGCGCCGGTCTCTCGAGGCTGAGCGCGCCGAGTTCCAGCGTCAGCGTTCTGTGTTTGCGAATAGCGATGCCGCTAAAGCTATCGCCGAGCGCGCCGAGGCTGACCCTACTTCCGCCGAGGGCTTCGATCCCTGGTCTCAAGAGGGGCTATCTGCACTGGTGGAACAACGTGCGGCGTCGATGGTTGCCAAGCTCATGCAACCTCTGCAAGAGGACCTGGCGGCACAACAGCGCCGGTCCGAGCTGGATGCCTTCAAGCGAGACCATCCCGATATGGTGGAAGACTCCGAGCTAAAGTCAAGCATTGTCGATATGCTCAAGAGCAATCCGGATATGAGGCTCGAGACCGCGTACTGGGCGGCGCGTGGGCAGCTCGGTGCACGGCGCTCGGCGCTCGAGGCTGAGCGCGCCGAGCGTGAGCGGCGCCGTCGGGCTGATGAGCTGCGGCAACAGACCAGTACAGGCCGTCGGGTCAACGGTGCAACGCGCCGAGCTGCCCGTCCTCGGTCGGCGTGGGACGCCTATCTCGATGCTAAGGCGCAACAAGATAGGGGTAACGGATGATCCGGCGTCTTGACCTCTGGACCGTACACAACCTGGTGGCTCATCCCCTCGCCGAGCTGCTGTACCTGTTCGGGTCTGACTGGTGGGCGGATTGGGTACATGACGTCACTATACCTGCGACTCATCGCCGAGGGCGTGGTCCGGAGGCGCGCCGAGGATGACGACGTCCGGCGATGCGGTGCCCTTTGCTCCTTGTGGACTGCTTCGTCGGTGCGTCGTCTTTTAGGAGGAAGGATGCCTAAGAAAGCACGGAAGAAAGTGTACACCGATCCTAAGACGGGCCGGCGCCGTACAGTTCGGTACGGTGCTGCCGGCGCCGAGGTCAAGCCGGGTACTAAGAAAGGTGATGCCTATTGCGCTCGCTCGGCTGCTCAGATGAAGAAGTTCCCCTCGGCGGCAAAAAATCCGAACAGTCCGCTTCGTCTTAGCCGTAAGCGGTGGCGGTGCTCCGGCGAACGGTCGCGGCGATAAGATGCCCAAAGACGCTTGTTACAAAAAGGTAAAGAGGAAGTATAAGAAGTTCCCCTCGGCGCGGGCTTCTCAGGCTATCGCCAAATGTCGGAAGCAGTCCGGCGCCGTGAGGAAGTCGTCCTCGGGTGCTG